CTTCTATACAAAGTACACAAATTTATACACATATTAATAAAGATCAGTTAAAAGAAAGATTACAAGAGTAAAAATTAATTCTGTACCATAAAAACACGCCTAAATTAAAACTTTGAGATAGTAGGCCATAAATGACCTACCATCCCCCTAATACACTAATTTTCCACAGATTGCGAACCTTTGATTATTAATGTGTTATATTGGTTACAAGAAGGGCAGATAGTATCTTGTATTTCTACTCCTTCAATATTTGACCTTTCATATTTACAACTATCATTATCACAAATTATTTTATATACCATTATTATCTTAATCTCCTTTTTGCATCTGCCAATTTATTTTCCATAGCTTCAATCTCTTCTGTTGCTTTTCTTTTATCTACATTAGCTTTTTTATATTTAACACAAGCAGATTCTACAATATCTTGACTATGCATCTTCTCTAACTTCTTAATTTTTGAAACAACAATACTTACCTTTCTTGCTCTAACTTCTTGGTCAGTTAATCTTTTTCCCATCTTTACCTCCTGTTTTATTTAAATTATTCCCATTTTCAATATTTAACGAACCGAAGATTTCATGGAATAAAGCTGGAGGAATAACTGACCGTTCCATATTACCTTTTAATCCTTGAGTTCCTGTTTTTGATCCCCTTGGTGCTGATTCATGATGACAGTGTTTAGGTTGTCCTTTCTTAAAGTTATGACAAGTCTTTGGATTCCAATTCTTTAAGTTAGTCCAAATATCAGTAGGCTTAGCCCTAGTATCTCCATATTGACAATACCATGCAGTTTTTCTATATTCAATAGGTAAGAACCATCTTGCTCTTGCTCTTGGATTTTCTATAAAGAATATTTTATTATTATCAATACAATATTCTGCAACTAACCAACATAACTCTAAAAGCTTTTTACCTAATTTAGCACTTTCAGTTTTAGGAGTTCTATCTTCATTCCAATGTGTATTTCCAGCAGCCATACTAAAAGTAGTACAAGGAGGTGACATCCAAACTATATCTGCATTTTTTAATTGTTTATTAAGGGTTGTAACAATTAAATTAATATCTATATCAGATGTTAAATCATTATCAAACTTAGGATTATTATCAACACAAAAAGTTTCATGTCCTAATTCTCTTGCTACTTTACTAAAGCTTTGAGTTCCAGCAAATAGTTCAACAGTTTTCATTGTGAGGACTCCTTATCGTTATTAAGTGTCGTTTGTTTTTTAGTAAGATTCTTTTCCTGCTTATGAGTATCAATTCTGGCATTAGCAATTTTATTATTCATCTTCCACCTCGTCTTGTTCATGGAATGCGTCGTAAGTTAATTCCCTTAAAGGAGTTTCCTGTTTAGGGTTAAGTAATTCAGTGATCCTTTGGTCTATTATTTTTGCCCGTTCTTCAAATTCATTAGTATAAAAATTTCTATCTCTAATCAATAATTGGTTAGCTTCAAGAATTGTATCAATCTTTTCTTCATTCATTTTTTACACCCCTTTCCTTTTTTATGTAGATCCATATTAAATATTACTTGTCCCTCACTATACCCTTCAATTTTCCTACCACAATTTTCACAAGTAGCAATATAAACTTCTAGAGTTTTTGTTTTTGTTATTTTTGTTATTCCTTTTTTCATACTATACCCTATACACTATACTATATAAACCCTTGTATTATTACTTAGAAATTAATAAAAAGACTTATAATAGCTCTAACACGAATAACGGAATGGGTAGGATTTGAACCTACAACAATAAGGCCAAAGGTAAATACAAGTAAACCCCCCTATTTCCACTCCACAAAATTAATTATTCAAAAATGTTAAATTTGAAATATTGATAGTATTATATTTTTCTGGTATTATTATAGTAATCCCAGTTTCATTAAAGGAAAAATCAAAAAGCCCAGGATCTAAAGACCTACAAGAACAAAGGTAATTACCACCACTTTCATTTAATCTTATAGCACTATATTTAAAGGGATTATCAATACACTCACCATTTTTAGAAATCATATTAACCATTAAACTAATAAAGCAAATAGCTATAATTGATGTTATTATTATGGATAAATAGAGTTTATTTTTATATTTCATTTTTTTTGTTGATAGATAAAATAAGCCCCCAATCCTATAACAATAATACTAACAATCCAGGAAATAGCATTAGCACTCATTTTTCTTTTTTAACCTCTTTAATATTATCTTTCTTTGTTTTCTTTACTTCATCTACTTTTTTAACTTCTTTAACATTCCCTTTAATTATACTATTTAAATCAAATTCTTTCCCATCACTAAAAAACTTATTATTTTGTAATTCTATTTTATTTGCTATATCTTTTAGTATTTTCTTTTTGTCATAATCCAATTTTGTTTTAAATATTACAAACCAAATTATACAAAAAATAATCATAGAAAAAATTATTTCCCCTATCATTGTACTATTACCCCACTTCCTGCCTTAGTCCCTGCAATTTGTATTAAATTATCTGCATGTTCAATTAAAACACCTACCTTATCAATTAATGTTCCTACCTTAGATATAATAAATATAAAAGATAATGTTAATACAAAGATTAATATTACTAAACTAATAACTTCTTTATATTCTCTCCACCATGGTTGGGATTTATCTTTATAATTCCTTTTAATAAGGTCTTTAAGATTTGTTAAGGCATATCTCATATCTGTATGATCATATTCTAAATTTGCCTCTTTCATTTCTGAATTAATATTTTTCATAGTGAAATTTACTATTTCTCTATTATTTTTTATAGCAAACCAGTAAGCCTCTTTACCCATTCTTTTTACAGGCCTAGGTAAATACATATCTTTTTCTTTTATATAGAATACAGTTATATTAGTTCCAGGTATTGTTAACTCACAGGCCTTATTATCACCTATTGGTACCATTTCACCATGTATTTCTTCAAACCAAAATATTTTTTTATTGTATAGTTTTTTATTCTTTTTTACATAATAAACACCATAGAAAATACCACCAACAACAAGGAATAAAAGAAAAAGTAAACTGAATTGCCCTATCCCACTTAGTGTATCCATACTAAATAGATTATTTAAAATTCCTATATTTTCTGTACCCGGTACCCCTAAAACCATATTAAATAAGAGAGGTTTAAGTTTATAAAACTTTGTTTTGTTAACAAAAAAGAAAAAAGAAAAAAAAGAAAAAAAGATAGACTAATAAATTAACCTATCATTAATTAATAAGAAGTGTCATAACCCGAAGATTTGCCTTTCCTACCTTCTGCAATCATCATTACTATATACAATAATCCTACTAACATAAAGATTAATAGTACAATAGCTGCGATTGTGAAGAATGTGTTAGAGAAACCGAAGAATGTACTAAAACCACTAGTAATATTAGTGATAACACCTTCTGTATCGTTATAGCCCTGTGTACCCGTAGCAAAACCTAAGTTTCCACTTAAATTACCATAGATCATTAACCAAACAACACCAATGAAACCAATTACACCTAACGCCCCTAATACTAATCCTGCCTCTTTAACTTTATTTGCAATACCCATATTTATTATATCCCCCTTTCAGATCAAAAATCCTTAATAAGGATATATTTAGTTGGATTACCATAAAAATAACAGCGTTAACAAATATTTAAAGGTTTGTTAACAAAGTTTTTACTTCTTTATTAGCCAAATTGAAACAAAAATCATTCCTACTACTATTATTTCTATAAATACATCTGGTTGAACCATATTTAAGAATGTCATAAATAACGAAATAATCATTGTTGCGATAGCACTAACACCCATACAACTTAACATATCCGGTTTTAAAACTAATTTATCTGTCCTATCCCTATAATAAAGAATGAAAGATAAAATTATAAAAAAAGCCCCCATTATTTTCCCGTAGAAATAGTAATCACAACTAGTAGGAAAGGATAATATACCTTTTATTGTATTATCTGTTAGTGTTTCTAATCCATTACATACCATTTTAACCCCCTAATTTATATATACTCCATAAACCAACTATAATAGTTAATATCAATAAAGTACTTATTACAGATACTATTATAGGATCTAGGCCTAAAAAGACTATGAGTAATTTAATTAAAGTGTTAAATATGCCTATAACCATCCCATTAAATACTTTACCGGCCGATACTATGGAGAATAATAAAATAGTTCCAAAACCACTAGTAGGATTTTCACTTTCAAATAATGTTTTTTGTGCCTGGCCTTTATCTCTTAAACCACCTAAATCTTCACTTAAACTAGAATAAGTTGATTCTATTAATGAATTTTCTATAATAGGATTATCTACATTATTTTCTTCTTGTGTTGTAATAGTAAAAGCAAATAATGAGAATGAAATTAGCCCAATAAACATAAACTTAACAAATAATTCAAAGAAACTAGCCATTTTTATGGGTTCCTATCCTTATTTAATTTATATATTCCTAATAATATAATTACTATTAACCAAATACCACTAACACCTACCCCATATAAATCTCCATTCATTAAGTTTAATCCTAGGGATCCTACAAATGTTAAACCTAATGAAATAAGAACACCTGTTTTAGATCCACTAAACATTAAAACAAGACTTATAGCCATAACAAATATTATAAGGTAACCACCATCACCATAATTACTTGAATCTAAATCTACACTATCTACTACTGTTAAAACATTACTTACATAAATTTCAGTTTTTAATGTACTTTCATCTATATTAGGATCTATACTACATGTTAAAGTACCACCAGAAGATATTAAAGAAGAATTACAAATACTTCTATTACTAAATATATCATTTCTTGATACAGATAGGTTTACTAGTTTTGTTGTACCATCAGTAGTTAAAAAGTTAAAACTTATAGTGTTTTCTGTTCCATTATATTCCGGGTTAGTATAAGTTATACCTAAATCATCATCATAACTAAATACTTTTTCTACTGAATCAAAGGCGTTAAGTTCTATATTACAATCTCCTATGGTGAAATCATCACAGAAGGCTACTAGATTTTCAAAATTCCCTAAGACTACACCATCTTTAGTTATGATAATATTATAAATTAATTTATTTCTTACTAAGTGTAATACTGTTTCACCGTTATAATCTGTTTTTGGTAATTCTACTGTTTTAAACTTATCTTCTCCTATATATTGCCTTTCTACATAAACTAAGGCATTTTCCACAGGTAAGAAATCAGAACCTGTAAAAGTTAACTGAAAGTCTGTTGAATCGGTTAAATTTAGATCATATAATATTATATTTTGGGTTTCAGATTCATTATTAAGTGTACTGTTTACAATATTATAATATTCATTAGCATTTTCTGTATCTTCATATCTTACAATAACATCCATAGAGTAAACTGAACTATTACTAAGATTTATATTCATACAAATTGCTAAGGGGTTTACACCTACATATTTATTAGAATGATTTAATATTAGATTTGTTTGTGAACTATCATATATATTTACAGCTATTTCTATTGTTGCATTTGGTAATATTGTTTGTTGTTCTTCATCTACTACTGTAAAATTTAATAATTCATTTGTAAAAGATGAACAATTATCTAAACCTAAACTATAAACTGTTTGGTTTTGTGTTGTTAAATTTATAATTGTTAAATCAGATAAAACTAAACTCCAATAAAAACTTAAATTTTGATTTGTTGCTACATTTGGTACTGAAAAATCTGTTTTTCTTAAAATAATATTATCCCCACTAGAAAAACTTTGACCAATATTATTAGATCCATCATAAACTAAAATAGCACTATCTACTGAATAACCAGGGCTTAATATTATTGTTGCTAAGTAATCTTCTAAATTTCCTTCTGTTGTTTCATTATTATATGATTGGTTTATTTCTAAAATCTTTACTACCCATTCCCTAATATCACATATTTCATTACCTAATGTATCATTAACACAATATGTTAAATTATTTATATTTGCTATATAATTAAAAGTTGTATTTACATTACAATTTATAGTACTATTAATATTATTATACTCATATTTACAAATATCTAAAGTACCATTAGTTATAGATGTAACATTTAAATCTATGGATTGTCCATTAGATAAAATATTATAACTTATTATAGGAGATGTTATTATTATAGATGGTAAATCTTTATTAGTCAATAGTGTATCATTATTTTCAGCAAAATAACAATTCCCATCATCATAACAGGCTTCAACGTTCCAAAATAAATTATCAGTAATATCATTATAAAATAAAACCTCACTATTATTAATTTCTCCAAAGATTGTCATCTCTGAAAAATAGCAGGGGTCTGAACCTGTACAACGCAATCTTATTGCAGAATAAGAATTATTTAAAATTGTTTCATTTATCTCTGCGGGTTCTACATTTAATTTTGTCCATAAGGTAGTCCATGAACCATCATAAACATCTAGATTAACGGTTACTCCTCCATAAGAAAATATTTTTGAAATCATTTTTGTCATATTAACATTATTAGTGAAATTTTTTCCAACATAATCATCAGGTTGTAATTCAATACCTGTAGATAAATTGTTATCAAAAACATTTCCTGAACTTCCACATTGTGCTCCTGAACATATTGTAGAACCTGTTTGTGTAATATTTATTCCGTAAGTATTATTATATGATTGACTTATATCCCAACTTCCACTTTCATTATTATAAAGACTAACATTAGATACATCATTTCCACTTATAGTTGAAACACTAACATTAAAAGTAACGCTTGTATCATTAATTAATAAGTTATCTACTGGTGAATTTAAAGTTACATATTGTAAATTATATTCAGTAGAATTATAACCAATATTATCTACATTATCTTTACAAGTAAATAAAACGGTATGATTACCTGTTGATTGAGAAATATTATTAGTTCTTGTCCAAGTTAAATTATCTGAAGTTGTCATATTATATTCTGTACTATCAAGTTCAAAATAACAAGTATCAACTAATTCATTAGTAGTAACATTATAATAATCTAATTCACTAAAAGTATAAGTTTGATTTAATGGTTTATTAATTGTTATTATTGGAGAAGTAGTATCAACCTCTAAAAATCTTTCACTTGGTGTTTCAGTTAAATTATTAATATTATTTCCATTACATGTCCAATTATGATTACCATCAGATAATATTTGATTAAAATCTATTGTTAAATTTAATCTTCCACTTGTAGAATTAGTTATTATTATTGAATTATCAATAATTAAACTTAAATTAATTATATTTTCTGTTGATGAAGTATTACATTGAAAATTGATATTACTTAGATTAGATTTCAAATTATCTTCTGGTGAATTTAAAGAAATATTAATTGAATTAAAATCAGTTGTATATTGTATTCCCTCAGATAATAAACTTATTTCAGCAATATTTAATGTTCTATTATATATTGCAATTTCATCCATATTATCATAATTTTCTGCTGCAGATCCTCTCCAACCTGCATATATACTACCCCCAATATTAAACATAGTTTGTGTAGTAATATCTGAACCATCATCTCTTGTCATTGTTATGCTTGAATTATCTATATAAACTTTAGCTTGAGAATTAGTTTCACTCCTATCAAGCATCACTACTAAATGGTGCCAATTATTATCACAATAATTTGTGTGTGTTCCAGCAGATTTATATTGAAAACCTTGTGAACTTCCCCATCCAATATGTTCAACAACTTTATTATCTCCAGCACTACCACAATTATACATTATTTGATAATCTCCTGTGTTATAAGTTCCACCATCATAATTTCCTAATAACATTAAACCTGTTGATGAACTTCCTTTAAACCACATTGATACAGCAAAATCACCATTAGTAGTTCTATCAACAGCATCACCTAAATTAATTCTATTAACTTTACTATTTGTATAATATGCTGTATTTATTGCTCCAGATATGTTTGAAGTTCCTTCATTTACTCCATTAGTATTTCCTACAGCATCTATAATTGTCCCTGTTCCTGTTGTATCTTGTTCATCTAATTTATAATAATTAATTAATCCAACATTTAAATCTGCTGTCCATTCGGCCCATTCTTCAATTCTAACACCATAAATTGAAGGTATCCATTCCACTTTATCCTTATATTTAACATCCGTAAAAATTCCTATTGTTAAATAATCATCCTTTTTTAAATTTGTAACATCCAATTTCTCCCACACTTCTTTTTGTTCTGTATGATTTCCAATAAGAACATTTTCACAAATCTGTGTAGTATTAGTTTCACCAATTATTTTTGTTTCACCTTTAACTATTTCTTTAATTATTGGAGTTTCACATTGAACCTCATAATCATTAATAATTAAATTTTCATAACTTCTATATTTAAAATCATATTCACGAACAAATTCTTTAGATTCCCAATCTTTAAATTTTTTATCATAAAAATTTAATTCTTTTAATATATTATCATAATCTTGATAAGCTTGTAAACTAAACTCTGCAACCTTTTGATAACCTAAACCTACATGATAATCTAAAGGAGTATTAAGTTTAATCTTACCAATTTCACTACCTAATCCAAATGCGTTAGTAATAATAACCTCTTTTGTTATTGGATTATAAGATTTAACATTATCAAATTCAAACGCACTTACACTATTGGCCATAATTACAACAAAGAACATTACTATAAGTGAAAGTACTAATCCCCTATTGAATATATTTTTATTTACCATCTTAATAACCTAAAACGTTTGAACCGTCCCCCCCTTGATCATCTTTTCTTATTCCGGCATAACTTAAAATCATTGTTAAAATCCCAACAGTACTAATTATTAAAGGTAAATTTAACATAAATTTAGAAGTCTTTGGAATAGTATCTATAAATGTACTACTTAAAACATCTGTACTATTAATAAATAATTCATATATCTGTGAAACATAAATTGCCGGTATAAAGAATAAAATTAATAAGAAAATATCAATTACCATAAACATTTTAGGATATTTACTACCTACATAATAGCCGTTAAAAATCATCAATAAACACATACCTAATAACAGAATTATACCTATTGTATCTGCATTATTTATCATTCCTGTGTTAAGTTTTCCAAAAGTTAATTCTGAAACATCTTTTAAATTTACTTGGCCTATATCTACATCCTGGCTTAAAACAGTATTTATTAAATTAAAACTAAATACAGTTACACCTAAGAATATTGCTAAAAGTAGGGATACAAATATTATTACAAATCCCCATATTACAGCACTCCCTTTTTTATCTTTCATTCTTTGTTACCTAAATTTAATTCTATTGTATCTTTCTTTATTTTTTTCCACGAATTATGTTTTGTAATTTGATTTGTTAATTCCCTTGTAGATTTCTTCTTTTTATCTATTCCATTCTCTAGTCTTTTCTGCCTAATATCTTCTATTTCATTATTAAAAATATCACCTATTCTAGCTGTTATATTTTTATTTCCCATTATGGAGAACTCCCAAATTTACTTATATTCTCTTGAATATTTGAATCTCTTATTATTTCAAAGAAGGCTATTACTATTACAGTTATACCTACCCATAATGCTAATCTATTCATTATACTAAACATGAATCCAAAAAATCCATAATACATAGTAAGACTTACGAAATTATCAGATAATCCAATTAAAATATTTAATACCCATGTAAATAAAACCCATGTTAAAAGAATAAGACCTAGTTTAACATATTTTAATTTTGTTAATTGAATTACTACACCTTTTTCATCTATTTTATTTGAATAAGGTACAGAAATCATAAAATAAAAACTTAATGCAAATAATAAAAAAACTCCAAAAAATAATATAAAATAAATTAGTGATTCAGATGTATTAATTTCTTTACCTGTTTTAGTTACATCAATAGCAAATTCAAAAAATCCCCCTATTACTTCTTCTACTTCGCAATAGAATAAAATTGAATATTCCCCTATCTCTGAAAAATTACCCCCTAAAACTATATATCCCCAATCTATACCGTTACTATCAGCTGTCATATTATCTTCTATTATATGTTCCCCATTACTAGTATTATAAATATGAATCATACAATAATAAATATCACTTTGTGGAATTAATAGCCCATCACTTATATTATATGGGTGTGTATGAAACTTAAAATCCTCATTTTGTTCTATACTCATTATAACAGGTACTTCTAATTGAATACCTTTATTACTTGTAACTGTTGTTTGAAATGGTGGGGCAGAAATTACAAGATTTAAACTAAGTATAAACATAAACATTATTATTAAAAATAAATTCCCTTTTTTCATGTTATTTATAAGATTTTCTATTTTAAATAAGTTTCTAATACTGTTTACATTTCACAGGTTTTAATTTCAAAAGAGATAATCTTTTCTTTTCTTAATTCTATCTCCTCTAATCTTCTTTCTAATGCCTTTTTACCCTCACCAAAATAACTTACTTCCCTATAAACCATATTACTTTTTACTAAAATATTCCTTCATTTCTTCAAAGAATTTAGTTTGTTTACTTAAATTTTTATCTATACTTTTCATAAGTCTAACATGAGAGGCCATATTTTCACCATAATAATCTAAATTTTTTGCATTCTTTTTTATTTGCTTAGCAGATTCTTTAAAGTTCTTTAAAATAAAGTCTGAATCTGTTTTAAAATTATTTTTCTTATGACTATTCCAAAAGTTTTGAACTTTCCTACTAATATGTGGCTCTTGTGTTTCTAATTCTCCTAATCCCTTACTATCATCAATCCATAACCAGGTACTACCATCTTCACTTTTTATTAACATCTTTTCTTTATTATTGTTATATTGTCTTGCTAATTCATTCTTAACCATCCCATAATGTTCTCTTGAAGTTGAAAATCTATAAGGTTTAAATTTTATATTCATTTCTTTTAATAGATCTTTAATTAATCTATCCATTTCAAAAACAGCCGTTCCTTTAACTTCAAAAGAAGATTTACCCATAAAATCTAAAGGTTCATAAATTATTAATCCTTTTTTTGTAAACCAAATCTTACGATTATTAAATATTGTTCTAGGTACTTTCCCATTACAAACTAAACTAAAATTTAATTTCTTTTTTCTATAATATCTTATAATCCTATTCCAATCATAAGGAGAGGTAAATTCTATCTTCCATATAAAAGCGTGTCCCCTAATTTCCTTTAAGTCCGAATCACCCTTAATACTGCCCTTAGGCACTTTTGGGACTTCCTTAATTACATTCCATGTACCATACCCGGCCTTTTCAATACACCCTAACTTTTTTAACTTACTAAGGCTGTAATCTAAAGTTTGCTTAGAAATATTATATTTCTTTGAAATTTTTGAAGGATTTAAACCCTCTTTCATTTCAGATATTATGTTATTAAGTCCCAATTTCATACTAGGTTAAAGTAGGACTTCTTTATATAGTTTGTGGTAGGTTAAAATAGGACTTCTTTTTTATATAATCATTGTTAAATGAGATATAGCTATTAAAGTAATATTTCTATTTACTTTCTTTATTGCTTTATCTTCTGAATACCCTAAAGAGATATATTTATTAATTAAAAATGTTTTTTCATCCTCTGTTAACTTTTTCACCATCAATAATTGATATGATTAAACTATTTAAGTTTTACCATGTTCCCGGTTTAAAGAGATTAAAACCTTTCTTTGATCCCTTAGGTTGTCTATTACTCATAGAATCCATTTGTGTAAATATTTTAGAACTATTTAAATCATCCATTGTTTTCCCTTTTAATGCTCTTCTATACGCTGATTCTACAATATGTAAGATATTTAATACTGTTAATTGGAATCTTGTTTTTTTAAAGTTTGTATCCATACCCATATTCTCATAATTACAAAAGATAAAATTTGCTAATTCATCTCCTAAATCTCCTAAAATTTCGTTAATTCTCATTTCATCATAATATGAAAGGATTGTATTTTTATCTATATAATTACCCATTACTGAAAGAATAGAATTAACACCATAATCATTGAATAAAATTAGATCATCATTTATAACTTCTTGTGTTTTTCCATCTCCTAAATCAACTGTTATCATTGGTTTAGCCCAATATTCGTTACCGTCGTTATCTATTGTTATATATTCCCCCCTTAAAAAGTGTTCTATCTTCCCTAACATTTCCCCCGTATCTATTTGATATTGAATTAAATTAGGATCTTCTTGGCCTTGATATGAGGCATTAGATAAAGCCGTATTAAGTTGTGTATTTTTATCCCTTGTATCTTGTACTTCTTGTTGTAGGGTTTTTAAAAAATCATCTCCTTCCATACTATATTTTTGTTAACAGAACTATTTAAATTTATCTTTTTCTTTTTTTTGTCCTTATAGGCTTTCTAGTTGTTTTTTTATTCCTTTTAATATTATTTCTAGCCTTAGCCATCCTATTTAGCATTAATTGTCTTTTTTCTCCAGGAGTACTAATAACACCCTTACCTTTTCTTTCTATATAAGTATTAGGTGTCTTAATCCTTTTACCCTTAACTATTTTATAATTTCTTAGATTCTTCCTAGATCTTCTAAAATATCCTCTTTGTGATTTAGGGATAGATCCAAACCGTTTAACACCCTTAACAGGTACTAATCTAGCTGTTCTAGATATTTTATTATCTAGTCTATGTGCTAATTTATCTTTTGCGTAACTTTTCTTTAATGGTTTTCCTTTAAGTTTTACAAAACCTCTTTTTCCCCTTTTCTCATAAACAACATAACCTATATTCTTCTTTTCTTTCTTTGCCTTTCTTTTTACTTTTTTTAATCTTATTGGTCTTACTGGTACTAGTTTTCCTGCCCTTGGCTTAGTTGGTGAAGGTTTTGATGGTTTGTATGGTTTATATGGTCTTGAAGGTTTAGAAGGTCTTGAAGGTCTTGAAGGTCTTGATGGCCTAGAAGGTCTTGAAGGTTTATATTTTCTTGAAACTCTTGATAATCTTGATAATCTTGAAGGTTTTGATGGTTTGCTTATTTTTTTACTTATTTTAACTTTTATTGAAGGTTTTTTACTTATACTAGGCCTTTTACTCACTTTAGAATTAGGTGTCTTAATCCTTTTACCCTTAACTATTTTATATTTTCCTTTTCTATATTTAATTACTCTTGCTTTGGGTAATGGTTTCTTACTTGTAATAATTTTCTTACCTTTATATTTTAATAATTTCCTTTTAGAAGTAATAGGTTTTTTCTTCTTTATTTTTGATAAGACACTAACACCATACTTTTTTACATCTACATATTTTGCCGATACTTTCTTAGAACTTGATAATCCATAATTAAATCCTGTTGATTTTTTAAGTAATTTATCTAATTGTTTTGTTTGTGCTTTTGTTAATTTACCTTTCTTAAATTTATTAAGTAATATTTTTACTTTACCTATTGGTTTATATACACCAGTTTTTATTATTGGAACTCTTTTACCATCTACAATAGTTACACCAACTTTTTTAATTTTCTTTAATATTTCTCCAGGTGCTAAGGTTATTTCACTTTCTCCAGAAACAAAGCCTAGGGGTTTAAACTTACCGGATTTCTTTAATTGAAATTGTAATAGTTTATCTGCCTCTGATTTTGTTAAGGCCTTTCCTTTCTTTAACTTACTAGCTACTGTTTTTAATGCCTTAGGAAAACTTTGAACTTTAATATCTTCAAATAAAAGAATTTGTGGTTTTGGTTTCTTAAAAGTTATATCATCTGTTAAGTAATTTAAAATGCTTGGAGATTTACCTTTTTTACCTATCCCTAATCTTGAAGGCCTTATTTTACCTGTTGGATCTGCGAAAAAAGATCTTTCTAATAATCCCTTAGCCCCTTGTTTCTGAATTACTTTATCTAATTTAAGAAGATTACTTTTACTTATTTTACCTTTATCAAATTGTTCTAATAATTCTTTTGTTGCTTTATTAAACCCTGCCTCTCCTGGTATTGGTTTTCTTATTACTTTACCTTTTTTTATGAATCCTAAAAGTTCATCTGCTTGTGAAGATATAGCCGATTTAACCCTTCTTCCTGCCTTTCCTATTTGAGATTTTATAGCCTCTTTAGGTATTTTACCAACAACTTTTAACTTAACAGATTCTCCAGGACTTGTTTTAATATTTAATGTTTTTCCTAATTTTGCCTTACCAACATACTTAGGGCTTAATTTAGTTAATTGTGCTTTAGACATAGTACCTATTTTATCTAATGCTTTACCAGTTCCTTTCATTAAAAATACTTCTGTTCCTACTTGTACAAAAGCCTCTCCTGGTGATGTCCTTAATAGGGTTCCAAATTCTCCACCGGCTTTTTCAATAGCCCCCGGTAATTTTTTTAATATACTTGGATCTTTAATTATTTTATAGGCTGTTTGTGGTAAATCCACTATACCCTTACCAAAAGTTATGGCCGTTCCTAAGGCTGTTAATCCTAATAATTCTGCCTCTTGTAATTGTGTTATTTTTCCCCTCTGTTTAGCTATGTTTAAAACACCCCTTCTACTTCCTACCCTTTCCCCAATACTTCCTAAACCTAAACTTTCTGATAATGAATCTTCTTTTGGTCTTTTATATGCTGTAAATGTCCCTGTTGATTCTCTTCTTATTGGTACTTGTTGTGTAGAAACAGGTATTTTAATAGATCTAGGTAATGGTTTTAGTCCTCTTTTTATTCTCACTATATCTTGTAGTTCTCTTTGGTTTTCTGTTATCCCTACCCTTCCACCTTTTGGTGTTACTTGTCCTGGTTTAAATTGCTCAAAAGCCCCACGTCTTACAATAGCCCCACTAGGTGTTACACCTCTTTGAATTACTTTAACCCTTGTACCACCATATCTAGAACGAACATCACTTAAAGAACCAACCCTTTTTATAGTTTTTATCCCTCTACCCATTAATTAACTAGATGATTGAACTTTAAATAATTATCTTTTCTTAAATTTTCTTATAATATAATTAGCAGAAATATTTATTATTAAATGTACTACCCAAATTATAGAATATAAGGCTAAAACTGAAACGAAAGATCCTATTAAAATACCAATATATTCAGAGAAAAATAGAGTATTATATATTTTAAGATCTCTATTAACATTAATTATAAATGTTATAATAACTGGTAAATAAAACCACCATGCTTTGAAAACATTTAAATATTTCATTCTATTTTTACCATTTTATTTAATCATATTTACTTTTTTGTGATATTAAATTACCACATTTCGGACATCCTACCTGATCTGTTGCCCTTCCCTTTTTACCATGTCCTAATACTTTATTTACTTGCTGTTTAACTATTGTTCCACAGAACCCACATTTATATTTATTATCACCTATTTTCATTTTTTAATTATCCACTTTATTATAAAAGTATTAATTACTACTACCTTATAAATGTTTCTTTTTTGTTAACAAAACTTATAAACTTACTATTCTTAATTATTCTATGGGTAAAGAGGAAGGGTATAATATATCTGAAACTGGTAACTGGAATGTTGCTAGTGATTATTCAAGAATTAAAATAATGAAACCTTTAGATTTTGTTGATCACTATGAGAATATAGCTAGGTTTGGGTATGATACATTAATAGAACAATTAGAAAACTTTGGTATTCCGTTAGATACATTAAAACTTATTGGGTTTGAGAGGCTAATTAATGAATTAATTAAATTATGTGGTAATGCAAAATTTGCTATGAAGTCTAAAGGTACTAAGACAACACTAGAAAATATAGAGGAAAAACTAAAAAATATTAGACAATATATGCCTTTACTTTCTAAAACCATTACAAAACAAGGGAAAAAGGAAGTTAAGTTAGAAAATGAGAAATATTATAAATTATTAGATGTTGTTTCACAAATTAAGTCACAATTAAATGAACCATTAAATAAAAATCATTTAATCTTTACAGATAAAGAAGAATTTGATCCAAAAGCATATAAGAAACAAATAATGGAAGATTCTAGGACAAGAGGTTAATTAATGAAACCTGTAACATGGACTATTAAAGAGATTGTTAAGATTATTACAGATAGACAGGCTAATGAATTTGATGGTAATATGGCTGTTTCTGGTGATAGGGGAAATGGTAAGTCTACTTTAATTAATAAGATATATTATAGATTTAAAGGATTTGAACCCTGGAAACATCAAGTGTATAATAGGGAAGATGTAATAAGTTTATTAAAATACCAACAATACGGTTTATGTTGGGATGATGAGGCTATTAATTCTGGGTATAAAAGGAATTTCCAGGATAAAGGCCAACAAGAATTAATTAAAATTCTTACAGCTTATAGAGATAATTATAATGTTTTCGCTAGTGCTATTCCTAATTTCTTTAGTCTTGATAAGGATTTAAGAGATTTATATTTTATTCATTTACATGTAATAGAAAGAGGTATAGCTGTTGTTCACATGCCTTTACAAGGTAGGCTTTATAGTCAAGATAGATGGGATGCTAAGTATAATGCTAAGGTAGAATCTCTTTGGTCTAAGAGAATGTTTAAAGATCCTAATTTTAGGCCACCATTCCATAAATTAACTACATTTAGAGGTTATTTATTCTTTGGTGATGTAACAGATAAACAAAAGGAACTTTATAAAAGAATTAAAAGAACTAAAAGAAATGAATCATTTTTAACAGAAGAAGAAAAGAATGGTAATAAAGAGATTCCCTTTTTAAACAAACTTTATTCTTTACTAATTGAAGGTAAATTAACTAAGGATGGTATAATGCAGATGTCATTAATAGAAAGTAAGAAGTATAGTTCTGTTATTTCATCACTTAACCGAATGCTTAAAGATAATGGGGAAACTAAAACAGTAAAGGATTTTATACAACATCAAGATAATAAGGATTTCCATAGTAACATACAGCATGAAATAAATAACATTCTACCATCCTTTTAACCTATATTCACCTAATTACTATTAGGCGAAAGGTTTAAAAACAATAAGCTCCATTATTTATTATGATAGACACAACCGTTATTCAGGCCACAAATAAACTAGGAGAGTTAAGACAAACAACCGGTTTAGATTGGTACTTCAAAGCTAATAAAGGAACTGTTAAACTTGTTTGTGAATAGTAACAACAACAATGATTCCATTAATTATTTATCCGGCTATCTTAATTAACTTACTTGTTTTAGAATTGTTTGTTTTAAGGAAGGTTATCTTATTGTAGGTACAACTTGTCCTAAGTGTAATACAAAATTAACTAATGTAATTTATGGAACTGGTTTAAGTTGTTATAAGTGTGGTTATAAATCAGAACAGAAAAGACTAGATATGATAGGTGTATTTAATTAAAATGAGATTTAATAATATGAACCATGATAATTATAGGAGTAAAGATTATTCAATATACATATTATACGCAGTAATTTTAGCTTTTGTTAGTGCCTTCTTCATAAATGTTGTTGCTAAGATCCTTATTATAATTGTTAAACTAATAATTAAATATTGGTGGGGAGCAATAATACTAGTAATAGTTATCCTATTTTTTAGGAAAAGGAGTAAGAAAAAATGAATATTCCCATAGATCTATTTGAAGAATGGTTACTTAATAAAAATCTTAAACAAAGAACAGTAGAAAACTATATTTATTATTTTAATAAATTTACCTTTGATACTTTTAACCAGGAAACAGTAAGTCGTTTCTTATCTGAAAAGTCTAATAGGAATAGTATAGGTAGAAGTTTTTTAGTTAATTTACAGAAATATTTAAAAATAAATTATAAAGAGTTAGGTTTTAGTCAAGATTTATGGAAGATGATCGCAGAAGTAGAACTACCTAAACTTACAGGTAGAGTTAAACAAAGGCTAATTAAACCTATACCACATGAACAAATACCCTTATTAGAAAAATATTTACCCGGAGAAAAAGAAAAAGTACAACTTCTTTTAAGTTATTATAGTGGTTTGAGAGTTGGAGAGTTGCTTAAAATAACTATTCTTTCTTTTGATTGGGAAAAATGGAAAAAGGATATTACTAAGATGGGAGAATGCAGGGTTTATGGTAAAGGGGATAAAGAAGGAATAGCCTTAGTTCCATCTAATATTATGAAAAGAATTACTACTTATATTAAAAATAAAAAATTTAACTCCCTAGATTGTAAATTATTTATTAGGGGTAAAGAAGATGGAAATTTAAAGAATAAAGCTAGATCCTGGCAGATGAAATTAAGAGAGGCCGGAATAAAGGCAGGAATTACTAAATTAGATGAAAAAGGAGTACCAATACGGGATACAGTAGTTCACCCACACCGTTTAAGGCACTCTTACGCCTCTTATTTGCTTAATGATAGGAAATTAGACCTAAGAGAGGTTCAAGAGGTTCTAAGGCACTCTTCTATACAAAGTACACAAATTTATACACATATTAATAAAGATCAGTTAAAAGAAAGATTACAAGAGTAAAAATTAATTCTGTACCATAAAAACACGCCTAAATTAAAACTTTGAGATAGTAGGCC